ACGCTCAGAAAGGCACACCGATTTGCTATGGAGCGTCTAAGCCTATCGCTGAAATTCACTACCTAATCGAC